GTTGCATTCGTAAAATTTCTGTAATATTTTCGTTTTCACAAAGGTATTTCACTGTGGTTTCATTTATTCTAGCAAAATTGTTCACTTTGCCTTCTTTTACAAATCTGTTTAACAGTCTTGAAAAAGAACTATCAAAAAGATATCTCATATTGTACACAGGATTTTTCACAGTCATTAACACCTGTCTTGGATCTTTCATCATTGAGTTATTTTTTAATCTTTTGCGTATCACCAATTGATATCTATTCTTGTATCCATAGTTAGAGGCTGAATGTAGTAGACCTGTATTCATTAGATACACACTGTCGTCTGCTTGGGTTGGAAACATCACTTCATTTTCTATGTCATGTAGATAACTGTGTTCAGCATCCAGTGTCACATGATACCTGTCGTCTATATCAGCATGAGCAGAATAACTTTCACCTGGCTTCATCACAATCAATCTGGCTTCTCCGTGATCTGGCAACTGCTGTAACAATTCATCCAACACAGTGTCTTTGTATTCTGGTAACACCTCCCAAGGATCATAGAAAAAATCTCCTGTGGGTTTGTTGAGCACATTCTTACCTTCTGGTAAGTGTTTCAACAATTGGTATAACTTTTTGGAATCAGTTTTGGTATCTAATTTTTCTAACATATTGTTGTACTTATCGTAAATTATAATGTGCGTAGTTAATAGCGATAAATAAAATTGTCCATAAAATGTCTAAATTTGAAACAATAAAAACGTTATACCAATCTAGTGCTTATCATGATATACTCCATGATATAAACGATGTGATATTTCCATTTGATCCAAAATGGAAAAATATTGGCATCAGTGTGAGTGGCGGTGCGGACAGTGCCTTGATGAGTGTGCTGTTGTGCAGTATCATATCTCAATTGAATTCCAAAACTGATGTTCATATCATAACCAATGTGAGGTGTTGGAAGACCAGACCTTGGCAAAAACAAAACAGTCTTGACGTATATGCTTGGTTAAGAACTGCTTTTCCAAACATACAATTTAAAAGGCACGAAAATTTTATTGCTCCTGATTTAGAATGGGGCTCAGTAGGTCCCAACATTGTAGACGAATATGGAAAACTGAAAAGTGGTAATCAAATAGAATTAAGAGCACACGCAGAGTATGTGGCTCACAAAGAAAAGTTAGATGCTTGGTACTGTGGTGTGACCAAGAATCCAGACAAAGAATTTGATGGTCGTTTAATGGATCGAGATATCGAAGATGCTACATTAGACAGATTGATCAAAACACACATGGGCGGCTTGGCTTGTCACCCTTTCACATATGTTCAAAAAGATTGGATAGTTGCTCAATTCAAAAAATTAGGCATAATGGACCTATTCAATCTAACACGCAGTTGTGAAGGAGACAAAGAAATATATCCTGAAGTCTTTGGAGACTTGGATTACAAGACATATAAGCCAGGTTCGCCCGTGCCAGTGTGTGGTAAATGTTTTTGGTGTAAAGAAAGAGAATGGGGAATAAACAAATGTCAAGATTGATAGTTTTTGGATGTTCGTATGCTTACGGCACTGGATTGCCTGACTGTAAGAATTGGATGTTTAATAAATTACACAATTTAAAACCAAGCAAGTTGGGTTGGGCATCTCTATTAGCAGACAAACTTAATTTAGAGTTGGTGAATGAATCTTTTCCAGGTTCCAGCAACACAGAAATCATGTACAATGTATTAAAATATGATTACCACAAAGATGATACTGTGGTTATCATGTGGACTCATTACGTTAGAGATATGCTGTTTAATTCTGCTCACAAATATCCTTTCTTTAGAGATAGATTAGGTCCTTGGGCAAAAACACAAAAGGAAAGATTATGGGCAGAGTATTTGAGTGAAAAAGATTATGCCATGAAAAGTTGGTTTCATATACACCATGCAGACTTATATCTACAGAATCAAGGTGTAAAGTACATTCATTATCCTGCTACTCCAGAAGAATTAAACAGACACAAACTGGATTTTATTCAAATAAACAACTATTACAGTGACGGTATTGTGTACCTTGACAAAGCAACAGATGATATGCACCCAGGTGTAAAAACAAATCAATTGTTGTGTGAAACAATACACAGGAGATTGAATGACTGACCATAACGAATATTGGCAAAACCCAGAAGACACAGAACTAGGCAAGTGGCAAAAGGAACTGGAATCAGTTTCAGGCAGTTCTACATTTTGTATTCTTCCGTGGATACACTTTGCCACAAGACCCAATGGTGATATGAGACTGTGCTGTTCAGCGAACGCCAGCGGCGCTGGTTCCGACCACGAAGTGGGCCTAGTCAAAAAAGAGGACGGCAAGCCTGCTAACTTTGGCAAGGATACTCCCATGTCTGCTTGGAATAACGATTACATGAAGTCAGTGCGTACTACTATGTTGGATGGTAAAATACCAGCCAGTTGTCGTAAATGTTTTCAAGAAGAAAAAGTGGGTGTGGTTTCAAAACGTATATGGGAAACAGGCACATGGTACAAGGATGGAGTAGACATTCCTGAACTGATACGTCAAACTAAAGAAGACGGCACAGTGCCTGAACAGTTGATGTATCTGGACTTAAGATTGGGACACACTTGTAATATTAAATGTGTGATGTGTTCGCCACATGACAGTTCTAAATGGGTTAAAGATTGGCAACAGTTAATGCCTCAGTTGAAAGATAAAAATGTAAAAGATCAATTACAATGGAATAAAAAAGAATTCAACAACAAGTGGCATGAAAAAGATACATTCTGGCAAGAGATGTATGCACAGATTCCTAATTTGAAACAGGTGTACTTTGCAGGTGGTGAACCTTTGATGATCAAGGAACACAAACAGTTCATAGAAGAGATCATACGTCAAGGTTATCAAGACAAGATACTGTTGCGTTACAATTCAAACGGCATCTTGGTGGATGAAGATTTGATTGAACTGTGGAGTAAATTTAGAAAAGTTAAGTTTGCTGTGAGCATGGATGCCATGGGCAAACGTGATGAGTACATACGTTTTCCAACCAACTGGGACACTGTGGAAAAAAATTTACATATGTTGGACAATACACCTGACAACATTCAAACCAGTTTGGCAACTGCTATTCAAATCTTTAATGTTAAACACTTGCCAGACTTTATGAAGTGGAAAGTGCAGAGCGGTTTTAAAAAATTAAATGCAGGCACAGTGCCTGGTGGAGTACAGATGGGTGGAGGGTTGGTCAATATGCACTTGCTGTACATACCAACATTCCTCAGTATTCAAATACTGCCCAAAGAAGACAAGCAAGAAGTTGAAGAAAGATTCATGGAATTCAAGGACTGGTTGTGGCACAACTACAGACAGGACGATGAATATTGGAAAACAAATCCTTATGGATGGCGTCGTTGGGAGGCTGTGATCAAACACATGAACGAAAATGATCACTCATTCTTGTTGCCAGGCTTTAAAGAGTATGTCACAAAATTAGATGCTATCAGAGGTGTTGATGCTAAAACAGTATTTCCGGAGTTGAAACATTTGTTATGAACGTAGTACAAGTATGGAATCCACAACCTAAAGAAGTGTTGCGTGTAGAATTTATGATTGGCAATACTTGCAATTTCTCTTGTTGGTACTGCTTTGAAGGTTCGCATGAAGGCACACACAGATGGACTGATGATATGGATCAATTAGTGTTAAATTTTAAACACCTATTTGAGAAATACAAAGCAATTGGCAAAACAAAACTGGAATTACACATAGTGGGAGGAGAACCAACACTGTGGCCCAAGTTGGGAGAGTTTGTTACAGAAATAAGAAAAACAATACCGTCCTATATCACTATCAGTTCAAACGGCAGTAGAACTGTGAGATGGTGGCGCAAATATGGTGAAGTGTTTGATAAAATTTTATTGAGTGCTCATTGGAAACAGTGCGATGTGCCTCACTTTATTGAAGTGGCAGATACACTGCATGAGTTGGATAGAAGTCCCAACGCAATGGTTTTGATGGATCCTACTCAATGGGACGTGTGTGTGGGATTGATTGAAAAATTTAAAAAGAGCAAGTATGATTGGTTCATAAGTGCCATGGAAGTGATGCATAAAACAATCAATTACACAGAAGAACAAAAAGCATTTGTAGCCAAACCCACAAAAAGAAGACCCAGTTTATGGTATCTGTGGACACACAGAAAACATTTGAAAAGTGAGCCCACTGTTAAATTTGAAGATGGCTCAAAGAAAAAGGTCAATCGTAATTGGCTGGTGTTGAACAAACAGAATGATTTCAGAGGGTGGATGTGTAACATAGGAGTGGACAGCATGATGATTGATCCTGCTGGATTGATAACCAGTGCTTGTAGAACCAAACTGTTTGACAATTACAACATATATGATCCTGACTTTGTAACCAAATTCAATCCCGATATCAAACCCAAAATTTGTGACAAACGCAACACCTGTATGTGTCAGCCTGAAAGTTTGTTGGATAAATTTAAACTTTAGTTTTTGTTATATTGATGTCTGCGGCACAGGTACACCATTCACGTGTACAATCAATTGCCTCAGTTGGTTGAACAAACGTGCCTTCATAAATGTTTCCGATAGGTCCTCCCACTCTACAAGTGGCTCTGTGAACTTCTCCGTCCCAATTGATCATTAAACTTTCCAATCCAGCACTGCATTTCCAGCCTTTGAATTGGTTTGTTTTTTCAATCAACAAGTCATTTGTGTTACAAGATTCTGTTTCGTCTATCAGTGTATTGTGAGGTGGATTATGATTTTGTGCTACCAAAAACTCACGTTCTGCTGTGGAATATCTTTCCATGTCTTCAAAAATGTCATGAGTTTCTGTCCAACGTATAGGACGTAGAGCATACTTTATTCCTGCCTGTTTCAGGCGTCTACAAGCGTCAGAGACGTCGTCTAAACGCCCTGGCAACATCATTACGTGTGCTAGTATATTTTTATTTTGTGTTTGCTGTGAGACGTTTAAAACGGTTTCTATCACCTTTTGGTGGTCGTATTCAAAGTGGATAGAGAACACAATATGGTTGATCAGTCTATCCAAAATGTCCACATAAAATTCAGCAGTCCTTGTGCCATTGGTGGTCACATTCAACCAAGACACTTTTGGTTTAGCATACTCAAGCAGTTCCAAAATTTTTGGGTGTACGCAAGGCTCTCCTCCTGTGAAACTTATTCTGATATTTTTAATTTTGGCCAATTGATCCACAGCATCTTTTAAAATCTGTATGTCTGTGTGCGGACTGGTGTTGTCGTGTATCACTGCTGGACAATAAGAGCAATCATAATTACATCTCTTGCCAAGATTCCACTCCACCTTGACACTGTTTCTCACGTGAGGATAAAGATGTTCTACTTTAAACATATGGCTCAAACTCCGGATTAATTTTTTCGAACGGACCTTGAGTACGTGTTAAATCTAATCGTCTATTGAAATCAACACAATCCTGCCAATATTGATTGAGATCGGTGGCTTGTAGAAAGTTTATGTTGTCCTGTATTTGTTGTTGCGTTATTTTTTCTAACACAGGATTTTCTTTCACTATGTCATAGTCCTTGATCTTTGGTTTCATTGCTTCCAGTTTAGCAATCACTTGATCCTTTAACGCTTTAGGCAATACCTGTGCCGACAGTGCTCTAGGATAATTTACTCTGTGACTGTAAAACACAATCTTCATCTCACGCAAGAAGTAGTCTATCACTCTGTCTATCTGCAGTATGTTGTTGGCTTGTACAGTGAATGCTCCTACGATACGACTCACAGTTGGAATTTTCTTCATTTCTTTTATGTTGTATTCCACTTCCGAAAATTTACCATTGCCTCTGATGTATTCGTATGTGTCATGTAAACCATCTATGCTGACGTTCACAGCAACACTTTTAAACTTGGGCCAATAATCATGCACAGTTCTACCACCTTTTATGCCCAATGTTGTGCCGTTGGTTGCGTATTTGATTTCTATGTTCTTACCATTTTTAGAAAGTAAATCTAATATTTTATAGTGGACAGGATCCATTAAAGGTTCTCCACCTGCGAATTCAACACGTTTAAAGTGTGGTAATAATTTTTCCAAGTTATCCCAAAAATGATCTTTGTCTTCAAATATTCCCACGTAGGGTGCTTTGGTTAATCCTAAACTTTCCACAGCATCCACAAGATAGTTGCCTTCTTTTTTGTAATGATCCACTATGGCATTCCAGTCTTTCCATTGAGTAGAGTCCAAAGGATTACACATTCTGCATTTTAAATTACAAAGATTGTTTATTTTTATTTCAATAGTGGGCATTTCGAATGGCATTGAATAGTCATCCAACAGTTTGTCCAACGCATCTGGATATAGATTAATTCTAGATTCGGGTGAAGAATCTGTAATATGTCTTTGACGTAAACTTTGAACTCCTTGATCTTCCAAATGAAAACAAGGCGCACACACATCTGGACGTTCATCGTTTAACACTTGACGTCTTACTTCTTTCATCTTGTCAGAGTTCCATGCTTCTTCCAAACTCATGTCTTTGATATTAGCAATAGGAAGACTTCGACAGCACACTTTTATTGCGCCATCTTCTCTGGTAGCCAATCCTGTAAATGGGTGCATACAGAATGTACAACTGTTTTTATTGTTCTTCATCTTCTTCCCAAGGATCTTTTAAATTTTTCCATTCTTTACCAAATCGCCACATAGGCGCTTTCAATGTTTCGATATCAACTTCATAAAATTTTTCAATAGGTCCAGCATCTATATCATAGTCAACAAATCCTGACCATGCGTGTTGCGATACTATTAATTGTATATTGTTGTATTTTTCTTTTAAATGTTTTATAAGTTGGTTTTCTTTAACAACTCTTTGTTTCGTTGGAACAAAAGGCACTGTTGGTTCATAAGCAAAAATATTGCTGATATTAAAAATTACATTGACATCATTTTTAAATTTTAATGTGAATTCATTTAACAAGTCACATTCTACAAATTTAAATTTAATACGATCTTTGATAGGCCATAAACGAGCAAGTGTATCAATGTGTTCTGCTATTTCTAATTTAGAAGGTAACCAGTCTGGTGTCTTATGTCTATTCTGTGTTTTTAAAAATTGATAGTAATCTCCTCCTGAGAATTTTTTTACTGTCTGTTCCATGTAAAAAAGAGCATTGGGATTGTAATCATAAAATATCACTTCTGTTGTATCGTCATATCCATACTTGTCTAGGTATTTTAACCAATTAAATCCACTTGCAGGCGTTATTAATTGCTTTATATTTCCTGCTATGTGTAGTGTTTGAAGTTCTTCTGTGTTGATGGGATAGAATAATCTATTGGCGCTTTGATTATATTTTTTATAAATCTGTTTGCTGTTTTCAATGAAATCCGTTTCGTGTATAGCATAGTAACATTTTTTGCTAGAACGAATGTCCTCATCAAACACAATAATATTTTCCTTGTTGTCTAATGCTGTACGTATCACATTCCAACCATGCCATTTGTGTTTGTACGTCTTCAGTTCTGTGCCTGGTTTAACCCATAATGGAGTATAATCATCGTGGAAATTTTCTTCACTTCTAATAGGTTCCGAAGTAAAATGTTCAGAATCACGTTGCATTTCTCCTATCACAGGCAATTCTAATTGTTTATGTTTTTTTAGATTGATAACATAGCATTGTTCGTGCAGTTCATAATATCCTTCTTTTCTATCTAGTATGTGTCCTGCTATATAAAAATCTTGTTCAATTAATTTGTGTAGATGTTTGAAAAACGCACCTCCTTGAAATTCAGTATCTGGAGAATATACCACAGCATAATCGTATTGATCTACCAATTTACTTAAAGCAACATCCTCAGATAAGGCTATCTGGACGTCATATCCCATTGTGTTAATTTTTCCTATCTGATATTCAGCAATATTTTGAATAATTTCTGTGGCTGATGAATTCTTAATCTTATGAAAGTTTGTATCAAGCACAAAAACTATATCATGTTTTTTATGTTGGGCGTCAAATTGAAATGCCATATTTTTTAATACTCCTATCTAATAATTCGTTAAATTGTTGTCTTTTATTGCCTATGTGTGCTTGAGCAATCATGTGTATTCTTTCCACATTGGCATTGTTCACTACTGAATGATCTTTCAGTATGTTGATTAAAAATACTTTGCCGTGCCTAAACGGTACTAATCCATGATCTTTAATTTCCATATAACACAGTGCTGGATGTATCACCGACACATTTATTGGAATTAGGTGTTCGCACAAATCCTCTGGCAGTTGATGTCCTGGATGATCATTGTGCCAATCAATTCTTCCGGCAGGATCCAATTTCATAAAACGTATTCTACTGTATCGTTCAGCAGGAAATTTATCCCAAAACATTTTTGCCGCAGGTGCTATCTGTGATAGTTCTGTCCATTCATAAGGAGCATTCAATTCATCGTCATAGCCATATTCTTTTGCTACCTGTGTTTTGTCAATGCCTAATCCATGCAGACAACAACTGCTCCAACCTTTGTGTGATTCTTTTTCTCTGTGCGGAACATAATATGAATTCACTTTGGCAAATTCTACGTGATCTGTGTAGGGTCCGAAATCTAAATCTAACTCCAACCAAGGCAGAGTTCCATCTTTAAATTTGTTAAACACCTTAGTTGCTGTGTCCATCTTTCACTCCCATGATCATAAATCTTTTGTATTTTTCTGTGGGCAATTCAGCCGCAAATGAAATTTTAAGTCCACAAGTTTTTTTGAATGTTTCTAAGTCAGGTTGACAGTTCACGTGCTCATCATGAGCAACATAGTTATTACTCTGCAGAATAATTCTTGTGCTAGTGGGCAACAGGTCGATCCATTTATCATATTGTTCTTTGCTCATGTGTTCACAAGCAGTATTAATAATCAAATTGTGTTTGTTGTAATTTTTATATTCCAACATATCACCTGTCACTGCTCTAAACTGACTGCGTATTTCATATTCTTTGTTCATTGTTTTAGCAATAGATTCACACGTAGGATCTTTGTCCAAAGATGTTATTCTCAAAATATCCAATTCACTGTTGAACATTAAAGTTGCCAGCACACCATTCCAGCCTCCACATATCAATATGTCATAAGGCACTCTTTGGAAATAGTGTTTCAAATTGTCAATCAACCAAACCTTACTGTTGATTTGTCCTTTCCAGAAACTTTCCAATGTGCGATATCTGTCATCAGATTGTCTGATGGCATCCATCCAATACAGCACATCTCTAATATTAATTCTCAAATTGGGCTCCTAGTTTATCAAAAGATCCACACTGTTTGCCACATTCTTGTAACGGTGTATGACTCCATGTTTGTTCAATTTTGTCAAAGTATCCATTTTCAAATATCTCTTTTAGACTACTTGTATTTAAATTCGGAAACTCGCCAATTCTTTCCATATAATCAATTCTACTTGCCTGCATGGGCGGGATCCATTCCATATCCAACCAACAGCAAGGCGAAACGTTACCACACGCACTCACATACAACTGACGGTTTTTCACTGCTTTACACACAATAGTAGGCTTGGTCTCTTTTTGTGATTGCTCGATCAAAGGAATCATCTCTTTGCTCTTCTGTGTAGGCTCTAATTTGTGTAACGGATGTCCTTTTTCATCTATCACTTGTAAAGCACCATCTTTAAATCTTGAAGTGTGTTTTGTGGAAAACATTTTAAATCCTAGATCTTTACTCATTTGTTCTGCTTCTGCCACCTGATGTTCATTGTGTTTGAATACTAGCATATGCCATTTGGCAAATCCACCTGCTTGGATGAATGCTTTGGCATTGGCAATAATTTTGTCAAAATCTGTAGATATTCTATACAGATGATTTGTGTCTGCTAATCCATCTAATCCAAAAGTTACCTTTACTTTTTCCTGTGCTAACTTCTTCCACCATTCTGGATCTCTAGCACTGCCATTTGTGTGCATGGCAAGTCTAATACGTGGATTGGTGGCTCTTAGATGTTGATATATTTCTAGTGTGTCTTTACTAACAATTGGATCTCCTAGATTACCACACATAAACAAACTGTCTATTTGTTTTATAAAATCTTCAGGAAACCATTTTTTAAAAGTTTCCAGTGTGATTTCATCCAGATGTATGAAAGGATTCAAAGGACCGCCTTGTATTCTTCTCGGACACATAGGACATTTAGCCTGACACTTGCTTGTGATTTCTAAATGAACATCTCTGATATCTGTGAGTTTATACATTTGTTCTTTCCTTTTTGAATATCTTTGACTGCTTACGACTGATTTCCATTATGATTTCATCTCGTTCAATGCTTTCTAATTTGTCCAACTGTCTTGATTTGGGAATTTTACTATCAGCAGAACTAACGCAAGTTGGAGTTATACATTTGTTAGGTGTTTTAAATAATTGAAAACCTCCGTCTATTGTGCCTAATGGTTCATCATGACAACTGTATGCTCTTTTTATTTCGCCGCCAGGTTCACGCACAATACAACTTTGATAACCTGCATTACAATTCCAGCCTTTAAATCTGTTAAAGCCAAAAGCATTGAATCTCTCTGCTTGATCCATTTCATACAAATTGTCTTTGTGATCCATAAGAGTTATTTGACCGACTGTGGTACCATCATTTGTTTTTAGTGCAAATCCTGTTTTCATCTGTTCAATTTGTTCGTCACTGTAACCTGATACAATTTCACTGGCAGTTTCATTGCTTTGTGGCTTTAGTGTGACGTTTATTCCCCTATCATTAAATCTTTTACATCTATCATACAGTTCATTAAACAATTCGGGAACCATTACTTGGTTTATTGTAACATAAACGCCTGCGTCTTGCAACATTAAAAGTTTGTCACCAAAAGTTTGTTCATCAGCAAATTCATGATGATAACTGGCAGTGATGCTTCTACGCACCAAAGATTCTGTGGCTTTGATCCAAGTTTTCCACCATTTTGTTCCTGGTGAACAATTTGTGGTCATATGAATACTTTGATATCTACTTTTAACATCTGAGGCATAATGTCCAATCAAAGGTAAAAATCTTTTGTATGCTGTGGGTTCACCACCCGAGAAACTGAAATGAAAACTATGAAAGCCATTACTTCTGGCTTGAGTTTTTATTTCATCCATAGTTTTTTTGTAAACTTCTAATGGTCTGTGATCCACCTTTTTGGAGTGAGCATAGGGCCAACAGTATGAACAATCGTAATTACAAAATCTACTCAGTATCCAACTCACATTGAATACTTTTTCATTCAGCATAGTTTTTTGTCCAAACTGTACAATGTTATCAAAAGGTATTCTAGTAGTATGTACTGACACTGCAGGTCTCCTCAAAATGTTTTTTCAACCAATCAAAATCATTGATATAATTTAATTTGTCTTTGTTTTCAGTTCCAAACTTTCTACCTTGTTGTGCGCCTTCAATGGCAAAATCACCATAAGGTCTATCAGCACCTTTTGAACACCACACATCTAATCTTTGTTCTGTTTCACCATCTACTTGTCTATCTATCACTTTGGAACTTAATTTTACACATTCTCTAAAAGCACTTTTCCAAGCACTAAAAGGATCTGAATTAAATGCTGTGATGTTTGATACTTGCGTTATTGCTTTAAAATTTTTAGATATGCTTGTGGTCATATCAGTTGTGTTTGTGTCCATATCTAATGTCAATTGTCTTGGCAACAATTTAACTCCACCGTATCCATACTGCAAATCATTTATAGGATTACGACTTTGCCAAACATGAACAGTTTCTAAATTATATTGATCCACATCATAATTGAATTTAAAGTCATCAACTATCCTAGCATCAGCATCAACCACCCAAAACATTTTTGTTACTGCTACTTTTGCCGCTTCGATGTGTGCTTGATGGATACCTTTAACTCCTTGAACCCGTTGAGCAATAGGAAAACGATCACACAAAGTTTTAAAATTGTAATCTGCTAATGCTTCATTATAACTTATAAAAACTATATCATACATTAAATTGTTTTCCTTATTATTCTTGGTGTGTTGTGATAAACAGATTTAAAAAACTTACTTTGTTCAGCAGTCAAAGGTTCAATTGGCAAATCAATATCAAACTGCTGTGTAATTTTCTTTCCAAGTGCTATTGTGTCTTCATAAAAATCAACCTTTATATCGTCATGCAGTTCATATTTCCAATATTTTTGAAAATATCTATAGTTGTTTGCCTGTGTGAAATCCCAATCGGTACACATGGTCAAATAACATCCTGTTCTTGCTCCGTGGATAGCATGAATTCCGTATTGATTATCCATGCCCACTGACATCCATACCAGCAATCTTTGATAGTTTTGCCACCATAAATCCTTTGGTGCTTGTCTCACATTCTTGTCCAAACTCATTTTTACACCTTCTCTGAAGCCTGCTCTCCAGGCTTGATATGCTGATCCATCAATATGACTGACTGAATAATTGTCATTGAATTGATAATAATTTGGAAAATGACAAAATTCTATCACATTTTTATTTGTGCTGTCTTCTTTCCCATCGTGGTTTTCATGCGTCTGCATATTTTTTACAAAGTCTTTAGACCAACATTTTAAACTGCCGTTGCCATATTTTAAGCCATTGAGTCCAATGTGCCCACACCAACTGAATTGATATGTGTTATCTACTCCTAAAGCATTAAGATTTACTGCCACTTGTAAAAAGTCTTCATGTACTTGCGTGTCCGCATCCACTGTGATAAATCTTTCTGTGTCTGATATTTCTGCCGCACGTTTATGAGCAGTGTCAAATCCCAATACACCATGCACTCGTTTTGCCCATGGTATTTTCCTTTTCAAATCAGCAAAGTTTTTTTCTGCGTTGGGTTCATCCACACTCAAAAATACAAAATCCATATCAGATACTTTTAAAATCATTGAACAACCTCATATGAATAATTGTATATTTTTCTACAAAATAATCTTGGTTTTGAATCTGCTTTATGCTCTATTTCAACACTGCCCTGATCACACAATTGATTTAAATCTACGTCAAATGTGTATTCTGGCACACTGGTGTTGTTTTGTGTTGTGGCAAAAAACTTAAGAGTATTATTTTCTTGTTTCACAGTATTTTTAATCACTGTTTTTAATTCATTATCAATGGTGATATCCCATTTTTTATTCTCTATATCTAATCTAAATCGTATGCAGGGTTCTTTGTCGTTTTTAACTATTTCATAGATTAATTTGTTAACACTGATGTTTTGCTCTAAATCGTTCTGCGGTTTCTGAGTAACTGTAAATTTGGATTCAACAACATATTGAGTATTTTTAAAAATTACTTTGTATTCTGTTAATCTTCTTATTCCATTTTGGACTTGCTTCGCTAACTCTTTTGGAATTTCAACACTGTGTCCTTTTTGTTGAATACTGCATCCGTACACATCACCTGATTCAGGATCGAAATGAAAATAATACTGTACTTTAGGACGTATTACATCAAATTTTAATGGAGGTCTTATAGTCATTGTAACTGCTCCATTATTTTGTTATTTAAAAAGTTGGGTTCTACATAATGAAATAATCCGTGCTGTCTGATATTGGCCACAAATAATTCATTTTGAGTATTGAAATCATAATTTAACTGTTCAGTCCACAAAGATATTTCGCTTTTATAATTTTGTATTCTAGGTTTCATATGAGTGAACGTTAAATTGCTATGCTTACTGAATACTTTGTGCTGTATACCCAACAATTTAATTGCTATTGCGGTGGCAACATCCATACTGCACCAAGATTGTGTTTTATTTTGTGTGTATCGTTTGCTGTACTGCTCGTAGTTTTCCACAATGTCAATCACAAGATTAAAAAACTGTTCATTGTTTTCACATTTTTTAAAATAATGAAACCCACAATACACATTAGGTAAATCATTTTCAACAAATACTTTTCTATAATAATTATTGGTTACCCATTCATTTCTATAAGTTTTAACTTTGTCTGTGTAGTACAATTCGTAATTGTCCAATTGTTTCCACCAATGCTCTATATTTTCCAACAACAACATATCAACATCTAGCACTATGGATTTTTCAAAAGGACTTATGTTGTAAATTTTACATCTATTGTTCACTTTCCAATCGCTGTTAATTGCTAAATCATTGCCTGGTATATCTTTGATATGATCAAAATACTTTTTATATTGATCTGGCACAGCAATATCTGTAATCAAACACACTTGTTCTTTGGGCATAAATTTTTTTATACTGGCACTACAGGCAACTGCTTGTTTAAGATAATCGCAGTTATCATTCTTTTGTACAAATAATATAAATCCTCTACTCATATTGATCAATAATTTTGTTTAATCCTATCTTGTTCATGATGTGTATGTTCATGTCAGTTATTTGACATTGTGTTCCTCTTTCAAATGTGAATGTCCATTTGTTATTTTTAAAAGAATCAATACTGTCTTTGTCTGTGACATAAAACAGTTTGCTAGGCAATTGTTTGGGCCAAGCAGTCTTATTAAAATTGTTCATCATGTGTATTGCTATGGCAAAAGCAAAGTCATTTCTGTAAACTTTGTTTCCTATTTGGTACGCAAATCTATAAAACTCCCATTCATTTTTGATATGGTTTATCAATTGAAACAATTTTTTAGTTCTTTCTGTTTTCTTGAAATAAAATACAGTTGCCCAACACATTTCTATTCCAACATCACTCACATATTTCATTTCTTCAGTGTATCTAGATTCAAAATCTATGTGCTGTGCTTTGTAATTGATTAAGAAATCCTCATTGCTTTCAAACACCTTGTTTAGATTGGCATTGTTCACAATGTAATCTGTGTCCATCACAATGGTTTCATCATATGGCGTAAGTGAATAGGCATCCGGTCTACTGGTGTTGTTCCAAAAATCTTTGTGCTTTTCATTTACATTGTTGTAGGTTTTAATTTGTTGAGTGTTTGGCTTGGGCACCACTTTCACATGATTGAAATTATTGTGATCTTCATTGAAGTTGTCCGATGTGATTAAACACACTGGCAAATCAAGATGTTTTTTTATCTGACCTGCACAAAAATTAGCCTGCTTAACATAATCCACAGTGCTATTGTTATGAGCAAATAGCAAAACTCCTTTTGTCATAATTAAATCTCACCTTTGTCTTTCACCAATTGATTGTATTCCACAAAATACTGATTTAGATTGCGTTGATATTGATCTGTTATATCGTTGTGAAAGGATTTTATGTCTGTGATTTTTACTGGCATTTCATAATCGTCCAAAAAGATTGCTTCATTGGTCTTTTTGATGTTCATGTAGGTTAAACAGTAGTTGATAAGACTGAGATTTATTGTGAATTGATGTCCTTGAATATAGTAAATGTTATTTTCAAGACATTTCTCTTTCAACAATTTAAGTTGATTATTGAACGTTTTTAGACGTTCAGCATATTCTAAAGATTTTGATAAGGATTCATCCATAATATTAAGAATATTATACTTGATTTTTGGATAAAAGTCAAATTATAGATTAGAAATTATCACCAGAACCACGTACAACGCCCGGAGCAGTACCAATTACATCTGTGATTGCTGTTGCTGTGGTTAGGCTGACATTTAAGTTTCCAACATTTTCGTCTGGATTACCAGTTTCTTGATCCCTGTAAGTCATTGTGAATCTTATTTGAGTGGCACTGGTTGATTGAACATCAACAAAGTAATCGTTTTCAGAATATGTGCCAGCACCAGCATTTTCATTGGTCAACAATCTTTGGACTGTTCCATCTAATTCATAATTTCCAATAGCGGCTCCATTCACTGTGCCGTTACCTGAGTGCGTTGTGGTGTGAGCACCGAATTGTAAATTGCCACCCATGATATTATTCCAGTCTGTGCCTTTTGAACTGGTATCTGTGGTGTTGGATGAAATTCTAATAAAGCCACCTGCGTTGAAATAGTGTCTTCTGGCATCGGCAGAACTAAAATTAACATTTACAATCAGTGTGATAGTGCCGTTCCATGCACTTCTACTGAAAGGTGTTGCGTTTAAATCTTGTTGATCTGTATCAACTGTTAATCTATTTGTGCTGACCAAAGTTGCCAAGGCTTCATACTGATCCCAACCTGTGTAACTTACACCGTCATTTTCTTTGATAAGATCACCTTGTTGTACTGCTTGAATTATACTACTTGCTGGATCTCCACCTGTTTGGTGTTTGTAACATTTTCTTAAATCTGCGTATGCGTTGTTGATGTTGTCAGCATTGATTAAATCACCAACCTGAACAGATTGTGTGATCAGTGTTTGTCCATATCCAGTGTCACCTGAACCATTTCCTAAAACGTTGTCTATTTGCTGTCTAAGAGTATTGAATCTATTCGCAGTAACTAAAGCCATTGTATTCTATTCCTTCTTAATTATTTATTAACCTTAGTGCTACCTCTACTAATTTTGTGGATTCATCTGAATTTGTTTCTAAAGCAAAACCTACCAACTGTCCTTTTTTGGTAGCAGTTGCGATACCATAATCTGCCGCATAAACTTTTTGACCTTTTTGAACAGCACCTTTTACTTTAACTGGCACACGACCAACAAAAGCAATCGGTTGTCCTTCAGCATCTTTGTTCATCAAAAATCCTGGCTCTCCTGATATTACACCAAACACATTGCCACCATCAAAAAATGCTGTTGTTTCTGCGTCACCGCCAATTGCCATCACTGTGCCAACTTCATATTCTTGATCCGTTGTGTAGATTTCAGCCAAGTCAGCATAAGAAGCCTGTGTTGCTCTACCGTTGAAAACACTTGCTGTGATAGTACCTGTGGCATCTCTCAATGCTGTGGTGTTGTTGACAGCATTTGTAGAACCTAAATATGTTTGAGCACCAAACTCAATACCAGAAGCAGTGTCTGCCAAACCTTTGAAATAGTTTGCGTGTACTTCGTACCACTTGTCTGTGACTAAACCTAAATTTTTATTTCCCACACCTGGCATGATGCCATCAGTGTCTACATAAGCAATCTCATTCACTGATCCACCATCGTTAACTTTTAAAGAAATCTTGTTGCCTATTTCGTTGGCAATAGAACCTTCGCTTCCGTTTTCAATTGAAACTTTTAAATCATTTGAATCACCAACTGTAAATCCTACATCACCAAATCTCACAATGCTGGAAAAAGCACTTGAACCTGCTCTAATAAAATCAGATGCTAAAAATCCGCCTAATCTATCTGAGTTGGATGCTGTTCCCCAAAATCTATGATCTGTTGACGTCACACCGTTTGTGGTAGATTGTGTGTTTACAAGTGTGATACCCTTTTTCACCACATCAAATCCTGTGATTGTGTTTGAAGGATCAGTAGTGCCAATTGTGAATGCTGTTGAACTGAACAACATTACCGTTGTGTTGTTCACTTTGCCTTCAATAATCAGTTGATTTGCATCTAAATTGTCTTTGATCTGTCTTGAAACAAATTGTGTTACAGTGCTACCTACACCCTGAGGACCTACAAGGATAAAACTTGTGCCATCCCAGGCATACAATTGACTGTTGGCTGAATCCCACCAAAAATCACCAGTGGTTAATCCTGCTGGAGCACTGGTGGCAACTTCAGCACCACCTGTTGTTCTAAATTTTGTACCGTCATAAAACTTCAATTTGCTGTTGCTGGTATCAAACCATATCTGACCGCTGATTGGTCTGGTTGGCTGACTGCCACTAGCAAAATTTTCTAATAAATGTAGGAAGTTTTCGTTTTGAATTTCACCGTATCCAGCGTAATTTTTACCTATGAAACGTAGATTGGTGGTACTGTCAATAGTACCATCTTCAACAGTTGCTATCAGTGTTCCATCAAATTTGTTAACAATATATGCCATAATACCCTTTACTTGTTATATTTATCGTTCCTATGGTGTTAGTCCTAATGTGATCTCTCTATCAAATGCCCATGCACCATTATTAACCACAAATTGTAATAATTTTCTTGTTGGTGCGAACGTGATAGTACCAGTAATATTAGAAGCATTTGAAATATCTTCCACTACTTGTTTGTTCGCGGCACCTACCACAGGAGTTCTTTCAACTGTGCCCACTGTACAAGTGGCACTTTGCCAACCTGCCACAGATGTGTCTAAATCAATTGTGAAACTCACAAAATTTGGAGATTCTGCTGGAAATTCAGCCGCCTGTATTGTGTAATTGCCATCTATATTAGCAGTGACTCCGTTAACCACAGTTGTGCCAGTTATAACAATCTGTTGTCCACCTTCGTAAAAGTGGGAAGCGGTTGTGGTAATTTTTGTTGTGGCACCAAGTGTCGGGTCTTGAGCGCCAAATGTTACAGAAGAAATAGTTCTTTGTTGTACTGTAATTGTTTGGTCCACCTGTGTAAAGTTTTTCAATGTAGAAAAATCCAGTGTTGGAATTGTAAACCCACCGCCTGCTCCATAATCCACAGTCAATACTCTTGCTATTGCTCCTTGATTTCTTGCTGGTATTACAGCACCTGGAACTAGAATTGGTGGCTCTGATGAACCGGAATCATAACCATCCACAGGATACAATCTTTCTAACACTTCTCTAGTATTCAAATAATTACTGCCCACAGTGTTGTTGGTAAAGTTTGAAACATCCAACTGTAAACTGATAATTGTCGAACCATCTGTGTATTCTTTTGTAGCAACATCTGAAGCATTTATAGGTGTACCTACACCAGTTATTCTTTTATTATTCAAAACTTCAATAGCACTGGTGCTTGAATCCAATTTTAACGATACAGCATTCACTGAAGATATTGTTGAACCGTTTAGATTGATATCATCTACATTCAGATTGCCTAGTGTACCCAAAGAAGTCAAAGACGATCCTGTAACTGTTCCACCCAATGTTGTTTCTGTAAGCACTGTGTTGGTATTAATTTTAATACCTCTACCCGCCGCAAAATCTATCCATTCAGAACTGGTCCAAGCATCTGTACCATTTGACCAAGCAAATGTTTTATCACCATCTGCAGATTTTAATGTAAATCCACCACCATCTGCACCAGCATCGTCTGTGGTCACTCCTATACTTGAAATGTTGAGTTCAATATTTTTGTCTTCTACTCTCAAATTTACTGTGTCAACTGATGTAGTTGTGCCACTAACTGTTAGATTTCCATCTATCTTTGTGTTACCGCCAACGTGTAAAGTAGCAGTAGGATTGGCTTTATATATTCCAACAGCACTTGCACTTGTGTCAATTTTAAAAGCACTTACTTCTGCTGGAGTTCTAACTTTAATTTCTACATCTTGGTTTGAAAGTTGATTTGCTATTGTGAAAGCATTGTTTGTAAACTGTAATTTTGTGTTGTTGTTCAATCCAATTGTTAGTCCAGCATTGTTTTGAATTGTTAACGCACCCACTGTGGTATCATCACTATCAGAAACAAGATATTGATCGGCTGTTCTCACCACACCATTACCATCCACTAAAGATTGTGCTATTGTGGCTGTGCCAACATATTTGTAATCTGTACCTACAGTGTTAAAACCTTTTTGTAAAGTTCCTAAAGGATTAGAAACAGTGACTAATTCTTGTATTCTTGCTGAGGCAATTGGAGTAAATGTTGCATTGGCATGTACACCAACAAGATTACCGCCCACAAACATTTTGACCACAGTTTGTGTGATATTTTGTGTGTCAATAATACTGTTGACTTGAAATCCTGATGTGCCTTGTGCAGTTGAATAAGCAGGACCTACCAACTGTAATCTCACACCGTCAAAGAAATACAATTGACTCTTTGTGCTGTCAATCCATAGATCACCTGCCACCATGTTGGGCTGTTGCTCAGCAACAGTGGTTCCACCTGATGAAGTAAATGCTGTTCCGTTATATACTTTTAATCTATTTTCTGAAGTGTCGTACCAAAGTTGTCCTCTTATAGGATTGATTGGAGCAGATGTGTTGGCAAAATTTTCCAGTAATTGAATAAAGTTTTCATTTAATACTTCACCAAACCCAGAGTAATTTCTACCAATCAGTGTTAAATCACTAGATGAAGTATCCAGTTGACCATCTACAAGATCAACTAATAAACTGCCATCTGTTTTGTTTAACTTATAACTCATTACGCTCCTCCAGTGTAAATTATGTAATTCAATGTTAAGTATGGATTCATCACATCCATTGCTTGTCCAATTGTGCCGTCGATGCCACCTGAATTAGGCAGTTGTTGTGCGCCGTTGGCATTGGCTAAATCTGGTCCTGATGTTGTGGTAACTTCTGGATCTGTAGAAGCACCTGCTATATTTCTTGAGGCAAAGAATTGATCACCGTTATTGGCTCTCAATGAGTGTTCGTGTTCTGGTAAATTTTCTTTTGTAATTGTTTTCTTCTCATTGCCAGCACCTAATCCTAGTGCATCTGCTGTAGGAGATGTTACTCTGTCTGCTGATCCTTGTCCTAAACCTGGATTGCTCATATTGTCCTTACCAAGTGCAAATCTTCCTCTTAAATCAGGCAGTTTGAATACTGATGAATTTGATGGTGTTCCGTACTGTGTTCCGATAATTTGAAACAAAGTGTTATAAACAGATCTTTGTATTTCTGCTCCATCACAGAATAACCAATCTGATGGTGCAGTTGCGCCAGCATATGCCATGATTGATCCTACTGGAGGAGTTGGAATACTGTTTGTAATGGCACCCACTGTGGTTTTGAAAATTCCTGTGGTGCCTGCTGTTCTATTGATTATGATTTCATCACTCACATTGCTTGTGGTTGTCAATGTTTGATTACTGATAAAAGTGTTACTGATGGAAGTATTAAATGTTCTTGGAGTACCTTCATTACCTATGAATGAAAAATCCGTAGCAGTAACATCACCAGTCATTCTGAATGTACTTGCTTGAGCCAGTTGGTTAGCAGTGGTGGCTGTTGAGGCATTTCCTGTGATACTACTGGTTACAACACTTCCTGCTTGTATTTGATTTGCGTAAACTGTGTTGTATCTTTTAGACGTACTTCCTATATTATAAGTTAAATTATCTGTTGGAATAATGTTGTGTGCTGTGATGTCTCCACCAAATGTTCCTGCTCCGCCTACATTGGCACTCAAAGCAACACCTAATCCACCTTTGGATACAATTGCACCTGAACCAATATTAATACTTGGCGATGTACTGTTGGAAACGATTGTGCCAGATGACAGTATGTTGCCTGTTACATCTAATGCTTCTGTAGGATTTGTTTTATTGATTCCAACTTGTCTTTGTGAACTGATTCTCATCACCGTAGATACAGAACCTTGGTTGTTCAATCTAAAATCTATTTCTTCATCCAGTGTGCCTAATTGTATCACACCTGCTTGGTTTTCAACAAACATCTTAAACGTGCCAGCGGCACCAACTTCTAAACCGTCATCTGTTTTAATTTTGATAGGGAAATCTGTCAATGAAGTTGTATCACTTCTTAAAAAATTACCTGCGGCTACTGTTGTATTTCCTACAACCAAGGCTTCTGCTTTTTCTGATATACCGTAAACTTTATTGATACTATCACCAAAGTTGGTTGAACTGATGTTCATTCCTGGATTTAATTGTGAAAAACCAGGAATAGTAATTTTAGGAGTGAATGAATCTTTAGCAATGATAGCCACCACTTTAGCATCAACTTCTAATTGTATGATACTGTACGTTAAATCATCTGTGCCTGATACTGTGACCGGTGTTGCTCCTGTTGTTAAACCTTCGCTGTATTGTGGTCCAATCAAAACCCAACCAGATCCAGTAAACAGATAAAGTTGTTGAGCATTTGTGTCTACCCATAGATCTCCTGAAATACTTTCAGATGCACTTGGTTGATTGATTGCTTTTTTCAATCCACCTGATGCTACCCAATTGGCACCATCATAAACTTTAAGTTGATTTACGCCTGCTGTGGTGTCAAACCATAATTGACCTTCAATAGGTCTTAATGGTGCTGTGCTATTAGCAAAATTTTCTAATATGTGTAAAAAGTTTTCCGCTATTACTGTGCCATAAGAAGTTGTGTTCTTACCTGGAAAATTAACACTGGTTTCATTGTTTACTGTGTTGTCTTCAATGGTGATAGTACCTTTGTTTACAGCATCAGTAAAACTTATCGTGTATGCCATTTATTACCCTTCGTTAAAACCTGTCAAACTTTGAACTCTAACTGTGTAGTCAATCTGTATTAATCTGTTTAAACTTTTTTGTACAGGATGGAATATCACGTGGGTCAAAAGTTTGCCAGTGCCATCCGGTGAATAACTTACTAAACCTAATTCATCAAACACATACAAACTGTTTGTGGCACTTGCGGCATCCACAGCATCTTGTCCGTTTGGTTCACCGTAGTCTAACAAACAAGTTACCAGTACATCTGTGTAATTTGTTCCATTCACGTGTCTTGTTTCAATTTTATTTCTCTGTGGATCCAAGTTAGAAACGGATCTGTCATCCACAATTTTTGAATACGTTTGATTGTACAGCGTTGCATTTGTGCCTGTTGAGTTTGGTGTAAGGTATGTGATGATTCCTGTTGGATCTACACTGGTTCCACCATTACCAAATGCCATTGAATTGATAAATCCTTGCCCTTGATTGGCTATACTTTCTGCCAATGCCACACTCATATTTTCGTAATGAATTGCATTGCGTTTATTCACAAAAACCTTGTTGGATTCTGGATCGTGTATCTTTATGTGCCCTTGAATTAGTACACCGCTGTTTTCGTTAATTTTGCTCATTTTTGCTCCGTTCTACCATTGTATTTATTGCGGCACAGCCACTTCCTTTTGACGTATGAATCTTGCTATGTCATTCTCCGTCTGACTGAGTGGATCTGAGCCTGATTGCCATATTCTACCTTGTTTTCTTACCAGCACTATTTTAGCATTTTCGGCTGGTGTTTCAGTGAATGTTATTCTAGCAGTTGTACCATCAACACTGAACTCCGCAGGAACTGTCACATCTGCTTCTGGACTGTCTTGTCCTACTGTTGGATCGTACACGCTGATTGCATTTTTTCGCAATCTCTTACCACCCACAAACAATTCAAATTGATTCACATTTGAAGGTACAAATCCTATATTCAATACATTGTTTACCACGTCTGTGCCAATATAGGTTTCAGATATGAATTGATCTTGGTAAGGAACATTTTGGAATGCACTTTGATCAAACACTTCTGTATTGACATGATGTACTTCTGCTATTCCTGTACCAAATGTTCCTCTTCTTAATTGCTGTAAACTGTTGCCGTCTTTTTGATAGTATTCTATTCTTTCACCATCTATAAAAATTATGCCTGGTAATTGCGAAACCACACTAGGTTCTGTGATGCCTGTGGCATCGGTCAGCACAATTTCCTTGTCATACCAGTTCAAGTTTTGTGCCAAGAAGTATTGTCGGTCATTGCCTATACGTTTGAAATGTGTTCTGTTCATCACATCTTTAAACTGTCTATAAGCAAATTTGCCAATGAATGATGGTGCTGTGAAATGTATCACATCTATTTCATCATTTTGTGATAGTGTTCTATTAATTTTTAGATACATCTGGTCATTGGACACTGTGTAGTCTATGCTAGGTGCTAACCATTCACCATTCACGCACACCCAAACATAATGAGCATCCACTGCCGGTCTGTTCAATTGAACAACTCCATTGGTCAGTTGATTGTATTGATAATAATCTTCTGTGTTCACTGTGATGGTTAATTTAGCAATCACATCATATTGTGTTCTGTCTATTTCTTGAATGTCGTGTTTGCTGAATTGATAAGCAGTGATTTGATTTCCTTGAGCAGGCGCAACACTTAAACTTAAAACTCCTGAGTCAGACACTGAGTATTCACCGTTCTCTATGTACACATCTAAAATATCTCCCACAACACCAATTCCTCCTGTCAGCGTAACACTGGAATTACCAGGATTCCATGTGTATTGAGCAGAATTTAATTCTACACTGTTTAGATATGCTCTTACATCTGACGTATTAATTGTGCCTGGCAATACCTGCCAATTTTTAAATTCATATTCTCTCAAAGTAGACACTGTAAATTTTTTATGGAATCCGCTTCTTAGTACATCATTGTCCACTTTTACAATCACATTGTTAGTGAATGGCGTTTGTGTAAATGGAGTAGGATTTAGTTGATACTGGGTTGTGCTTCCGTCACCTGTGTAAATATTTTGTGTAACTTCACTGAATGATTGAGAAGCACTTTCATACACCACAATGTTAATAACACTGTTTTGAGACGGTGCTGTGTTAAATCTAATTGCTACTCTTTCTGCCACAGCATAACTGGAATCTGTTTCAATTACTGAATATGTTTGAGTTTCTCCATTCACTTTTACAAATGTTTGAACATTGCCTTGTGTGTATTTTGCTCTTGTTACAAATTCGGTTGTGCTTCCGTCACCTGTAAATGTATCAACGTCCAATATAGATTCACCATTGTTGCCCATAGTGATAAAGTTTATTTTGTCTCCTGAACTAGGTGCTTGATTAAACACAATATTTTTGTTTTGATAGTCAACTGTGTATGTGTCATTGTTTTTCAGGATGTTATTCACACTTAAAAATATTGCTGTATTGCTTTGAGGATTATCCACAAATGCAAAAGTTGTGTTTGAACCATCACCCACATAATTGTAACTGTTAATTTTGCTTCCGGTGTTGGCTCCTCTATCATAAACTTGTATGTCCAGTGTGTCTAACACTTGTCCTGGCACAAATTCTTCTGGACCTTTGGCTGATATTTCTGTTACAAAACCATCACCATCTATGTTGATGTCTTCAGCATTTATACCTTGTGCTGTTGAGTAGGCAAGATCTCCACCTTTCACCAATGTGTCCACCGCACTTGGATCTGGCAAGAACGAACCATCACTGGTAGATTTTCTTACAATAATAACATCACCATCTTCTGTTTCAAGAGCACTTATATCTACAGTCTTGCTAGATCCGTCACCTTGAATTGAATTCATTTGTGCTAATTCGTTTGAAGGAGTGCCGGCATCAAAAGCAGGATCATCCACTCTAACACCATTTTGATAGACGTGATATTCAACACCTGCTTCTAACGTTTTAGATAGATCCAGAGTTAATGTACTACCATCCAAATAGAAAACTTCATCTTCATAACTTTCATCATAATTGTCCCAATCACCCTGCATA